GAGGATGAAACGCTCTATAAGATCCTGATGGATGGAAAACATTCCATTGTAGGTGCTTGGGAAGGTGAGATGATCCGTGACAACTTCCTGATTGACATTCCAAAGAGTCGGGGAATTGATCGTGGTGTGGTTATTACTACGCATCAAAACTTGAAGCAGTATGAACGGAATAAGAGCAGTTCAAGCATCATCACAAGACTGCATCTGAAATCAACCTTCAAGCCAGAGGGAGCAGAAGAAGACACGGTTCTGAAAGTCACTGTGGACAGCCCCCTCATTGGCAATTATCCTTATATCAATGAAGCTGAGTATGAGAACAATGATCTTACTACAGAGGAAGAATTGAGAAAATGGGGTGAAGCCAAATTCAAGAATGGTGACATTGACAAGTCCACTGATCAGATCAAAGTTGAAGCTTATGAGCTAGATGGTCAAACTGTGCATCTTGGTGACACAGTGACCATCATGAGCTTGAAGCATGATGTCATGTTGAAGAAAAAAGCTGTGGGCTATGTCTTTGATGCTCTGTCAGAAGAGTATATCTCTCTTACATTCGATGACAAGGCTGGCCACGGTGGAGGCATGTCAGGCTCAAATGGAATTTCTGATGTAGCATCTGAAATCCTTGATACAGTCCAAAAAACTCAAGAGGATGATGAATACTACAAGAAATTGAAAGTATTGGTTGATAATGCCAACAGGGCCTTTGAAGACAAAGCAGGAGCCTTGAAACAAGAGATCACAGATGGCATTGAGGAAGCCAAGGCTCAGGCTGAAGTAGTCAAAGAAGAAATCTCAGCGCAAGTCACTGAGAAGATCAATGCTGCTAACCAGAAGAACAAAACTGAAATTGTAGAAGAGTTCAAAGCTCAATACAATGGCATTGAAGTGACGATGGAAGGCTTAAAGACTACAACTGAAAAGCTCATTGAAAAAGATGTTGAAGTCAAAGAGCTAGTTGATAAATTCAAACAGTCTACAGAAAGCCAATTCACTGACTTAAAAGGCGCACAATCACGCTTTGAGCAGACAACTGAAAAAGCTATCTCTGACCTGACCAATGTCACAGCTGGCAAAGCAGATCGCTCTTATGTCGAGCAGACAGTAAATGGTATCAAAGAAGAGTTCACAAGTCTGAAAGTAGGTTCAAGAAACTACGCTGAAGACTATGATTTCACTCGTGGTTTGTGGTTTTTTGCTCACGGTGATTCAAGTGATTCAACTGGTACATCAGAGAATGGTGTTTATACCATCACAGGCAATACAAACACTTGGAAGCAAGCGCAGCTATTCTCTAGCACTGCACCAAGTTGGGCTACTTCAAAAACAACTGCTCTGGATTATCTAGAAAAAGGTGAGCCTTACACGCTTTCGTTCTATGCTAAAAGAAATAGTGGATCTGGAACAATGTGGGCTTCCTTGCGTGAGAATAGAAAAGCTGGCGACAATCCAGAAAGAATCTATGCCCAATTTCAATTGACTGATGAATGGAAATTGTACAAAGTTTCTGTTCCAGCGCTAAAAAAAAGCGATGAGTTTGATTTCTGGCGCATCATTATTGGCTATAGTGAAGCAGGCTCAATTTCATTCAAGAAGGTAGAGCTAACACAAAGCACTACCAGAACAGATGCAGGGCCAGCTCCAGAAGATCAGGAAGCTATCATCACAAATGCTTCAGCATCTTTTGAGCGCACAGCAAAAGGTCTTAAAACTCAAATCACAGCACTTGAACAGTACACAGCAGAGAGTGGAATCCTTGAATCAAGGTTGAAGCGCTACACAGAAGAGCAGACAAGCAACACCCTGAAGACTATCCGTGAGAATTTATCTGAGAATTATATTTCTAAGAATAAGTACACAGAAGACTCTGAGGGGATCACAAGAAGAATTGAAGCTCTTGGAAGTCAGATTGACCAAGAAAACCTTGTTAGATTATCAGAGACATTGAAAGAGTACACTGTCTCTAATAATAATAATAATAATAATAGGTTTTCAAGGCCTGAAGACGGCATCTTCAAAATGAAAATTTCAGGCTCTCCCAGCTATACATGGCTTGGACCATGTTTCCCTTTGTATATTGACAAAATCGCAAAAGGTGAGACTTATTCTGTAGGTTTTGAATATATGATCAAGTCTGGAGTAGAGGTTGACAAAGGTCTTGTATTTACATTGAAGAATCATTCAAACAACCAAGGTATTTTTGGACAAACTTTCGCAGACAAGAACACTCCAAAAGATAGATGGTTAAAAGCTGAATTCCACTTCACTGCTGACCGTGATTTTGAATTTGATAAAAGTGGGAACTTCCCATTCTACATCTATGCTGTGAATAACGGTGAATTTTGGATTCAAAAACCAATGTTAGTCAAAGGGGGCAAACTTCCTCCATATCGTCCAAATAGTCTTGATTCAATCAACTTACGAATTGAGAGCAAGCTTGCTGAATACAAGCAGACTGTAGATGGTCAATTCTCAACATTTTCAACTGAGTTTGGGAATAATCTGAGATATGCTACAGAAGGGTTAAACAATAAGCTTGCAACTCAGGAACAGGCACTTACAACTAAGCTAGAAGAACAAGCAAAATCAACAGATGTCAAACTGACAGCTCAAGCGGATGAGACAAACAAGAAATTATCCAGTCAAAATTCTGTCCTCAATGACAAATTGGATGATTTCAAGGATAGCATCAATGGTCGCTTTGCTAATTATCAGCAAACAGTTAATGGGCAAGTGGCAACGATCATCAGCCAATTTGATGGAGTTTTGAAGAAAACAGACATCAATATCACAGATGGTCAAATCTCATTCGGTACAGGTAAGAGCATTAACGGAAGAACTATCAGTTCATTGCTGGTACAAGAGCCAGAAGCTATTGCTTTAATCGCTCAATTGATCAAGGTTAAAGGTGACATGGTAGTTGATGGATCCATCACAAGCAGGCATCTGGCTTCTCAGAGCGTCCGAACTGGTCACATGGAATCTGGATCAGTAACCACTCAAATTCTGTCCAGCAATGCAGTCACAGCAGATAAGTTGTTAGTAGATTCAGCCATGATCAACAAATTTGTATCAAATCAAGCTTTTATTAGAGAACTGATTTCACAACAGGCTTTTATTACTGAGTTGAATTCCATCAAGATTGCTGCTGAAAGAATTCAAGGTGGGCGGTTAAGTGCAAACAATGGAACAACTGTATTTGATCTAGACAATGGCACATTAAATCTGTATTCAAACACAGGAACAATCAGACGGATTGACAGCACGAGTTCTTCACAGTTTTTAAAAATGACCCGTAGCGGTTTTATCGCTGAACACTTCAGGGATCCTAATTCCGCTATGATTGTATTAGGGACAAACCACGATAAAACCGAAAATACTTCTAATGAAACCTTTGCTGGAACTCGCCTATGGTCAGGTTCAGGAAATGGTATAAATGAATCATTTTACGAGATAGTGGCTGACCGTATCGCCATCTATTCAAACGGGAAATATCGCAGTCCGTGGCTATTTCACAATAATATAGATGATGGTAACGTTTATTTTCTACCAATGAATGAAAAAGGCGTTAAGCATCATTTAGGTCGAGGCGATAAACACTTTAGTAAAACTTACACAGATAGTTTATTTCTTGGAAAAGAATCTCGTGATTTAGGCATTTATCTTTGGGATATTATAACTTGTTTCGGTATCCTCGCCAGATATGGATGGGATCTTAAAAATTCGTCTGTTCAGAGTCACATTAGAAGTGTATATAGCAAGTACGGTTTTAAATAGAAAGGAAAAATAAATGAACGAACAAACTTATGTATCAATCATCACAGATCTAGCTAATCAATTGGCTAGTAAATCAATCAATGAAGCTGAGTTCAAGGCACGATTGACTGAATCACAGCAGGAGAAAAAACAGCTCATCGAAGAGCTAGAAATCTATCGCTCTGTTCTGGAATCTGACAAAGATTTGAAGGACCTATTTGAAGAAGTTAAAAATAAGAATGAGGTAAATGTTTAATGAATTATAAAGTACAATTCAAATCATATGATCCAGTAGCTAATGCCACAAAGGTTTCCATCAAGCAAGATTATCCATACCGGGTGTTTGAAGAATCCCTTCTAAACAATCGCATGGGAGATGAAGAAACAACACTTGTGGAAGCTGTTCTAAATCTTGTACGAATGGAATTGGATCCATCTGGCGCTATTGTGGCCCTCAAGAAAGAGCTTGACAAATCTGTTGATGCCAATAAGAACGCTATTCAGAAAATTCAAGAACTCACTCAGGAAAACGAAAAGAAAGATGTCCTAATTCAAAATAACAAAGCACTTGCTGACTGGTCTGTCCTTGTAGCTGTGACCAATCAAGACAATCCACTGGATCCAACACTCTACAAGCGAGCGCTTGAGCTTGTAGAAGCTGCTCAAGTAGGTAAAACTTACAAACAACATGACATCTTCACCTTGATTGATCCAGACCACACTGAAAAATTCAGTGAAGGGAAACGTGTTCTTGTTCAAGTCAATTATGATTTCACATATAACGGGGAATCAATCAAAGACTTGAAAGGCCCACTTCTTCAAAATGGCAAGCTTGCAATCTACAATTGGGAAGTACCAAAAGAAGAGAAGCAAAACAAGCCATCAGGAGATCTTGAAACTCAACCAGTAGCACACCCTGAATCTTAATTGATAGGAGTGTGATTGATGTATCAAGAACCAGATGGAATTTTTGGAATTATTGAAGTAGTACGTGACTTCTATGATCACGGAATTGATGAACACATGATTGTATTTCTTTTGATGGCCATTGTGGCTCTAGATATCGTTTTAGGTGTAGCTAGAGCATGGGCCTATCATGAGTTCTCAAGTAGAAAATGGAGAAAAGGGCTAGTAAGTCACACAGCTATGATTTTAATCACAGCCATTGGCTATCCATTCGCCCTATACATGAATCTTGGACCCGTAGTTGATGCCTTCATCGTCGCAATGATGGCAGCCTACGGTTCCAGCATCCTTGCCAGCCTTTCGGCTTTAGGAGTTGAAATTCCTGGCCTAGATCGTCTTGTGAAACAAAATATTGATCATGAGAAATTTCAGTTAAAAGATGGCTTGGAAGAGCCAAACAAATTGATCAAAAAAGGAGAAAAGAAAAATGAATCAAATCACTGATATTGTAACAAGTAGCGCAATGAGTATTCTTGTAATTTTGGTTGGAATTGTTGTTCAGGCAGTCAAGAAATATCTCTTGACTCGTGGAGGGAAGAAAGCTCTTGAAGTTGCTGAAATCCTTGCAAATAACGCTGTAAATGCCACTGAACAAGTAGCAGGGACATTGGACATCCACGGAAAGGATAAGATGGAGCATGCTAAAACTAGCTTGATTGAAGGACTAGAAGCATATAACATCAATTTGACCAATGACCAATTGAACACATTCATTGAAGCCGCTGTGAAAAAAGCAAATGAACAATGGAAGAAATGAGGCTCTAAAATGGTAGCAACAAATGATATTTTAAACTATTCAGAATCTTTGGCTGATCAAGGTGTGGGAGCTGATGCAGATGGTTCATACGGAACCCAATGTGTAGACCTACCAAATTCAATTTCTATAAACTTCTTCGGGAAAGCTCTCTGGGGAAATGCTATTGACTTACTTAATTCAGCCGCAGGTTTAGGATATGAAGTAGTATATGACGCAGTAGGAGTCAATCCACGAGCAGGAGCCATCTTTGTCATGGACACACAATATCTGTATGGCCATCCATACGGTCACACAGGAATTGTGATTGAGGACAGCGATGGAGTCACTATGCGAACTATTGAACAGAATATTGATGGCAATGCTGACTCCCTATATGTTGGAGGTCCAGCCCGATACAATACACGCAACTTTGATGGAATTGTTGGATGGTTCTATTTCCCAACTGATGACACGTCTGTGGCATTTGAACAGCCAGAACCATCAGAACCATTGACAATTGAATCAAGTGGATTCCATCCAGAAACAGGAACATTCACTGTTGAAGTATCTGCTCTAAATGTACGAGCTGAAGCCGGTATTGGAGCTGAGATTGTAGCTGTGTATAGTGTAGGTCAAGAAATCAACTATGATGGATGGATTGACAATGATGGCTACATTTGGATCTCTTACATTGGCGGTTCTGGAAATCGTAGATATGTGGCTGTAGGACAGTCTGAAAACGGGCAACGCATCACAGACTTTGGATCTTTTAAATAGATCTCTGTGATTTGTAGAATAGAGGATTTAGATGAGCGGGAAAAATTCAACTAATCTGAAACAGACAAAAGGTGGGGAAGTCATCAAGCAAGGTGACTCCTCATCCATCTTTGAATATGAATTATTAGACTATGATGGCAACAAATTCAGCTCTCTTGATGGCAAAAACGCTAAGATCAAAATAGCAAATGCCAAAGGAAAGAAGACAATTGAAACTGTTGTAGAAAATTCTAAAATTCAGTTCAAACTTGAAAAAATTCTACCTACAGGCATCTATCAAGTTGAGGTTGAATGTGATGGTTTTATCTTCCCTAGCGATAAGAGTGCTAAAATTGATATAATTCAATCTATTGAAAATTATCAAATAAGCAACATTGTTGAAATTGATAAAGTCAACATTCAGGAAGAAATAGCTGCATACATGGCCACACATCAAATTCAGCCTTACAACGACAGCCAAATCATCAAGAGAATTGAAACACTGGAAAATAGACCACAAGCACATCCAGAGGTTATTGACTTAACAAACTATTTGACATCAGATCAATCGTATCAAACATTTGTGACCTACAGCGCTCTTCAATCTCAGATGACAACCAACATCAAGGAAAAGCATCTAGAACTTGGAATTGATGCCCTGATAGATGAGAAACTAAAAAATGGCGGTGATTCATTCATCACTGGCCATCAAGCAGAAAATATTTTTGCTTCAAAAGAAGAGCTTGCAGCTATCGTTTCACGAGTTCAAGCGCTAGAAAATAAAGCATAGTTTTCACCCTCCAAAATGGAGGGCTTTTTTCTGTTATAATAGACATTTCAAGGATTGTCTGTTATAACCTCAAATAGTTATTAAAAAATCTTTTCCTATTAAATGACTTTCATTTATGTCTAAGATGAAAAATAAAACTTGAACTTTCTTGGAAGCTATGCTAAACTAACAATGTGAGCAATGAACTTGTGGAGTTTTAGAAGTCAGTACCTAAAACAGACCCTAAAATCTAAAAACAGCGATATAATTGAGTTTTAGAAACTCCCACCGGCTCCATATTTTTTATTCATGGAAGATTACTCAAGAGGCTTAAGAGGCCGTGTTGGAAACGCGGTAGGCGTGTAAAAGCGTGCGTGGG